CCCTTGCCGACCCGTGTAAAAGAGGGGCCCAGGAAGGACCCATTGTTTTCTGGGGCGGTATTACAATTTGGCTGGTAGACCTCTGGTGAGGGGTGCGGGGAGAGAGTGGGCGGCTGATTTGCCATCGGGCTGGCTCAGCCGGGCCTTTCACAAGGAGGTCGAGTGGAGAAAAAAGGCCCGTTACTTTATGGCTGGTTGGCGCCACGGAACCGGCCGCATTTGGGAATATAATCTGGCTATGCATTTGACAGCCCTTTATGCAATGATTGAAATTGCTGACGCATTCGCTTGCAGGCTTGTCTTTTCCGCCAGATAGGTCTTGATTCTTTCAACCGCGGTCTGTTTCCATGCTGCGCCATCGGCTTCGTGAATTGAGAACACAGGTGCGCCTTTTTCGACTTTCATTCGGAACACGAATACGGATTCCGGCTGATCGATTTCGGTGAAGGTGCGGTAGGGTTTGAGGGTCAGGATGTTTTTGATGGGGATGTCTTTGACCAGGGAGGATGCCCCCTGCTTGGCGGTAAGGGTCTGGGAAATGCCGTCATCCTCGATTTTTGCGCTGGCATCGACGCGCACGCTGCCGATGAACTTGAGGACATAGTCGCGGTCGTCGTTCGGCACAAAGCAGGTATGCATGGCAATGATAAAAGATTCGTAATCGTACAGGTGGCCGAACATAAAGCCGGTTGCCCTGGAGGATGCCCGGATCAGCTCAGGCCTGGTGTTGAACGGTCCGTACATCGGCATGTAGAGGGATACCTGATTGTAGTCGCGCACGTGGATCAGAAAACGTTCGATGTCTTCCGGGGCTTCGGCGCAGTAATCAACGATACCGGACAGATTGTTGATTTTCAGGGTGTCCGGATAAATGTCAACGGCCGGATCACGGCCCTGGAGCAGATACGCCCGGTCGTCCACTTCCACCACTTCCGGCCGGGACAGCGTCAGTATTTTTTCGATGGCTTCTTTGATCATTTTTGCCTCCTGTCAAGCGGGCTGATGTTTGAGTCGGAAAAAAGATCTGCCTGGAAAATTTCCGTGCATTCCGGTTTGCCGGACAGGTCCTCGCCGATATACAGCTGGGTGTTGTGGCCGGTCACCGGCGCCAGCTTGGATGTGGCCTGGATGGTGACCTCGGCGGCATTGCGGCCGGTGTTGGGTTTGAACTTTATTTTCAGGGTCACCTCCCGGGCCGCGGTCGGATCCGTGTTTTTGTCCAGGATGTTTTTCAGCACCCGGTCCAGCTCCAGATTGGCCCGCTCGATGGCGGCGCCTTCGGACATGGTTTCTATGGTGACGTTTTTCATCTCCTGCATGTCATTTCTCCTCAATGGAAATTGTTTTGTATCCGCACACCGGGCAGACCCAGTGATAAACCACGGAGCGTTTGCCTTCGGTCATTGTGTCGATTTTCATGGTTTTGCCGCAGGTGCATTTCATGCCTACCTCCTGCCCATCGTTTCCTGGATCATTCTTTTTTCCTCTATTCGCTGCGCCCGCCATGCCGCGACGGGGAACAGCGAGAAGATGATGGCCCCGGCATAATTGACGTATGGGAACCACGGTCCGTCCGATCCGGCCAGGATGAGGCCGGCGATAAACAGGATTGCTGAGAGTTTCAATTTTTCCTCCTTTGGTCCGGGTGCGGGTATCACACAGCGCCCCCGGACGCTCGATTTAATGTTGTTATTTCATCTGGCTTTCGTACAAAGCCAGGTCCTCATCGATGTCGTGTTTTGCTTTGGCTGCCAATTCACGGACAATTGGCATGGGTTGATTTTCATGCATGGCGGTGTGAAGTTTGGCCAGGGCCGGGAGATCATCCAGGCACTCCTCAGCCAGATTGTCCTTGTCCGGGACCACGTCCCCGTCAACGACCAGGCTGCAGCCGACAATGGCAGCCAGGTGATCTACAGCCGCCCGGGCAAAATCCACTCTGCCCCGCTCCATCAGTTTTTCCAGCGTGATGCCCAGCATGCCCAAAGGATTTTTGGTGATGGATTCGGTGGTGGCCGGATCCGCGCTCCACCGCTCCAGAGTTCTTTCTGAGCAGTTCCAGATCTTGAGGACAGCGGTTTTGCTCAGGTGGTATATCGCCCCGGAATACCACTCCCAGGGGGCAACAGGCGTGTGTGTCGGTTGTCGGTTCATTTCGACGTTCCACTTGATGTTTTGGGTTGATAGGGTGACAACATGGAGATCTTTGTCATGGATTTATGCCGCCGCAAAAAGAACGGCCCAGCCGTGGGCGTGTTTGTGGCACCAGGCAAGGTGCTGGAGAATCTGGTCTTTGTTCGGGCCGTCCGGCAGCACTTCGGCGCCCTTGCGGTGCAGGATGCCCGCCCGGAGCTCAAGGCCTTCGGCAACGGACTTGTCAATGTGGCCGGTCTCATTGAGCTGATCCCAGTGGTGGTCATACACCTGCTGAAACTTTTCCAGGGCATCGATGAACCGGGCCGGGGTGTCGATGTTTGCGGTCATGCGGACCTCCTTGTGACTGAAAGATTATGGGCGGCCGGCCCCGTGACGCCAGTCAATACGGCATATCCCTTAACAAAGTGGTTGATTGTTTCCACGGGCCCGGCCATAAGATGAAAATTTTTACAGACAGCCATCTGCTACACGACTCCCACGAAGAATGGCTTGACGCTGCGGAGAAAATGTTTCAATCGCTTGTAAGTCAAGGGCTTGTGGTCGAAAAGGTCGATATTGATCCGGCAACCTTTCCGGCCTGGTGCAAGGCGAGAGGCCTGGACATCGACAGCAAAGCAAGGGTTGAGTTCGCCAATGCAGTGGTTGCCGGAAAGTACGTCAAAAAGTGACACCACGCACATGGATTTTCCATTGTCGATAGAGATGGTGTTCCGGCTCATGCGGCTTCTCCTTTGTTGTCGGTAGGTAGCTGGGCGATCAGAGCTTGTCTGATTTTTTTAGAATTAAACATCCAGTCGGCGGCGGTGAAGTCATACCCTAACTTTTGGCTGGCTTTTGCCAAAATTAAGCAGCGTTGCCGTCCCGGCTTCACAGGGTCTGTCTCGCTAAGATAGGCGCTGATAAATTTTGCCTTGATGCCCGATTCTTTGGCTATTTTGGGCAGTATGTTGTTTGGTATGCGTTTCATAACGTCTCCTTTTTGATCTTTTATCCTGTTTTTTTATGGATATGTCAAGCGCTTTTTCCATGTTTTTTATGGATTGATATTTTTTATCCTTTTTTTTATAGGATTAAGAATGGAAACGGCTGAATATTTTAGAAAAGCAGTTTGGGATTATTTGGGCAAACAGGACCGTGGCGCCCAGAGTTCATTGGCGATAGCGTCTGGCATCGATATAAAACACTTGAACGATTTTTTGCACGGCCGCAGGGCAATGAAAGAATCTCTGAGAATACAAATAACTGATCATCTAAAATGCGACTACCTATCTTTCCTACAGCTCGGAAAAAGCCTTATAGACGGCAAATCATCCTATCAAAGCAAACCTCGCCCTGTTTTAATTCAGACTCATCGCGAAGCCGACAAAGAAAACATAGATGCCGAAGCATACACGGCCATCCCTTTTTATGAATCAGGCAGAATGGCGGCATTTTCCAACGGCGCGGCCTTTGACCTGTATGAGGCCCCGACGAGTTCAGTGGTGGTGTATATGCCGGAGCTGGGAATTCGGGCTAAACACCGGCTGGCAGCAACCCGGGTGGGTGGTGATTCCATGGAGCCGCTGATCCCGGAGGGCTCCATCATTGTCGTTGACCTGGATGACCGGGAGTTTGCTGACAATAAAATTTATGCCGTTGCTCTGGATGATGAGGTGGACATGCTGTTTGCCGTCAAACGGGTCCGTAAGTTTGAGAAAGCGGAGGGGTTCTTATTGATGAGTGAAAATCAAAATTATGCCCCCCGGCTTGTGGTGGTTTCTGACTGGCACCGCCTGTGTATCGGGCGAGTGATCTGGATGTGGCGGAGCTTTGAGGTGTAATATTTTGGAGGCCCGCTTTCTATAAATAAAAACAACGCTTTAACTAGGAGAAATACTTAATATAAATAGGTAGTTTTACCTATATTGACATTACCAGATATTTCCTTTTATTATTCATTCATTTCTAATTTGTCCACAAAGGAGGCTTTTATGGCCCTGATTCGTTGTCCGGAATGTAATCGTGAAATTTCGTCATCCGCTGTTACCTGTCCAGGGTGCGGCATTCCCATTGCTTCTGCTGCTGATACTCTGGCCACAGGGTCTCCGTTAACTACCATACAAGAAACCAGTAAAAGGTTTAAAATTCATATTATCGGCGCATGGATAGTATTTATTGTTGGCTGGATCATGGTGTTTCGTTCCGTTAAAGACATTCAGGCTGGGGCCGAACCAACCGCCTTGCCTGGCCTTATGGTTTTTGCAGGGTTTGCCTGGTGGGTGGTAACAAAAATCCGGATCTGGTGGCATCACCGGTAAGGGTTTTTCATTTTTTTATAAATAGTGGTTATTACCTATGAAAACGAAAAGAAGAAGGCGTGCAACCACCCTTATCGCCACATTCGAAAACGGCTTTGCCAAAGACTGGTTTTTTGGGGTAGGTGAATTTTTCAAAGATCATTTGGATATTTTTTTGACAGACAGGGTGGTCACGGAAACTGGCCCGGACGGCAAAAAAATCAAACGCACCAAAAGGGTGTGGACGCAGGGAGACCTGTTTACATTTGACCAGGGCCATCTTTTTTATGATTCACACCAAAAATATATGGCCTGGAGCGATGCTCTGAAAAACGCTTCCTTTGTCTGCCAGGTGTCCGCTGCAACACCGGATCTGCTTGGGGCGGATGGTGCCCTGGTTGACGGGCGGGTATTTTTTGACTTGTGGCGAGTCGCAAAAGGCCTGGAAAGTCTGGAGCACATCGGCAAATACGACAAAACCCAGCATGAGTTTGTTGAGTATTTGAAAACCGGAAGACTGTAATAAGGAGTCCTCTATGTTCCTTGCAACCAAAACCTACGTCCAAAGATCCATTGAACGCTTGTACGGCATTATTCAGGGCATTGACATAGACTGCCACATCAATGACATGGAAGTCGTCGCATTGAAAAAGTGGCTGGATACCCATGAGGTGCTGCACCATGAAGAGCCATTTAGGGGCCTGGTTTGTCAGGTATCCGAAATCTTGGAAGACGGGGTGGTGGATGCGGACGAAAGAGCGCAGCTGTCGGAATGGTGCGCAAACGCCCTGAACGAAAAGGGGTTTCTCGGCTGTGTCACCCAGGCAACCCGGCGGCTGCACGGCATTCTGTCCGGCATTGTCTGCGACGGGAAAATCCGGGCGGAAGAGCTGACGGGCCTGCAGGACTGGCTGGTGGATTATGAACAGATGAAAGACTGGTGGCCGTTCAACGAACTGAAAAGGCTTCTGGATCAGATCCTGGCGGACGGAAAGGTGGATCCGGAAGAACAGCAGGCCTTGCGCGATTTTTTCTTAAGCTTCTCAGAACAGGTGATTGACGATCCGAAAATTTTCGACAATGAATACTGGATGAACCCGCACATGATATCCCTGTCTCCGGTGTTCAAATCCATATCGATCATTTGCGACACGTCGCCGGCTATCCGGTTCAAGGGAAAAGAGTTTTGCTTCACCGGCCCGGCCGCCACCGGCAAAAGAACTCAGCTGGCAGCAATGGTGGAACAGCTGGGCGGTGTCCACCGGAAAAATCCGGTTATGAGCCTGGACTACCTGGTCATCGGGGCCCAGTCATCACCGGCATGGGTGTATTCCACCTACGGACGGAAGATCGAGGCGGTCAAGCAGCGGAAGGAAACCATGCCGGACTGCCGGACACAGATCGTCAAAGAGGCGGATTTTGTGTCAGCTGTAGCGGAAAGAGGGATTGAGCCGGGCCGATTATAATTACAGGCGTTGTCAAAACAGAACCGATGACAAAGGAACATCAATGAAAACAATACGCACCTGGGATGAACTGTTAAACGCCGGTACTGAACTGGTTCTCGATGAAATAAAACAAAATGATTTAAAAATTGGGAAAGATTTGACCCTGACCATTAAAATTTCAGGGGAATCCTGGGGAGAATATATTGATTACCGGGGCGCCCAGTTTGTGATCGATCTTCAAAGCGCAGTGGTAAAGATATTCCGAGAGCTTGAATATGACGATTTGCCCTTGAAAAAAATCAAACAAGCAGCTACTGTCAAGGTGAGGGTGGTCAAAGGATCGTCCCTGTTTGAAATCAACCTTGGAGACGCCTTGACGGCGATGGTGAATCAAATGACCGGAGATCAGAGCTTTTTAGTGGCCATGCTGGCGATTCTCTGCGCTGCCGGATATCTTACCACCCGGCAGATTTTACAGCACAAACAAAAGGTCATGGAGTTCGCTGAGAAAAAATTATTGGCGGAACAGAATAAAGAGATCCAGGAAAAATACATTGAAAAGCTTTCTGCCGGGCATGACAAGGCCCTGGAAATCATTTACAGAAGAGATATGCAGGCACCGCCCCGAAAGCTGATAGACAAGATGGATGAGGCGGATACCATTGCTTTGCCTCAGCAGGACCCGATGTCTGCCCAGAAGGCAAAGGCGCTTTATCCCAGAAAACCGAAAATCAGAACAGAGGCCGGAGTGTTTGACGGCTCTTATGTCATCACCCAGATCAATATGCAGAAATACCCGCCTGAATTTAAACTGACCCTGGATGATTACAGCTTCTGGGCAAGTGCTGAGCTTTCAAATGATGACATTGAAAATCTCACCCGAAATCTGGAAGACTCCATGAAAAAAAAGGAAGATCTGGAAATTGATCTTCACCTGTTTGTGGTTTATAACGAACGGGAATTCAAATCTGCTACCATCCAGGGCACCGGCTCAAAAAGATCAAATGCAGAGGACCTGAAAGACAAAATTCGACTCTGGCAGAGCTAATAAAAAAGACACTCAATCCTGCACCTGCGCCACGGACACGCCCAGAGCCATGGCCAGCTTTTCCAGGGTGGCGGTCCGGTGGGTGTTTTCGGCCCGCTCCATCTGCGACAGGGCCGCCTGGGTGATTCCGGCCTTTTTTGCCACCGCTTTCTGGGTCAGCCCCAGGTGTAGGCGCCAGGCCTTGATCAGCGGCATGTCCTCCAGAATCGCCTTTTCCGCCACTTCCCGGGGCACGGTGTCCGGTTCCGTGTTTTCCGGCAGCATGGCCAGGTATTCGTCATAAGGGATCACGGCAAAGGCCGGGACACCGTTCTGTCTGATCACCTGAACATTATTTGTATGTGCGCTCATTTCTCTTTTTTACCTCCTGGATTTCGATGATTTCAAGTTCGGCCGTGAAGAACACCCGCCACGACTTCACCCTGAACTTCAACAGGTCCGTGGTTTTGTACCGGCTGACCCTGACCGGCGTGTCCGGATAAGATTCCAGTTGATTGATTTTGCGGACAATCTCCGCTTTCACGGCTTTGTCTTTTATTTTTTTGATTTGCCGGATCGCCTTGGTTTTGTATCTTATCTGGTTCATGATCGAAATATAGACTTATAATATAAGATTGTCAATAATAAATATAAGAAAAACACCAAAAACATACCGGCCAACGAAAAAAATTCTTGACACCCGGCTGTATCTTCTCGTAGCATAACAACATCACACAGCGCCCCCGGGCCTCCGAACAAGGAGGCCACGATGGCAAGACAATTTGAAAGCACCACTTCAGAAAAGCCCGATACCACCCATGCCGGTGAATCGGGTTTTTTGCGTCGGCCGGAATTCGTCTGGCTGGCACCCCCATGCCTGCCCCACCAGTTTGAGTTCTTTTGCATTGAAAAGCCGCATTTCTATGTGATTCACGGCGTGCCCATGGCGTTTGTTGCGCCGGGGGAGGTGTCGCCATGAAAGACAGCCCCGGTCTATTACCGTGCCCGTTTTGCGGAGGCAGCGACTTGCAGAAAGGCACTGGATGGAGAGGCCACAGCGAAGGATATGTGCATTGCCGCACATGCGGTGGACACATCGGGAGAACCAGAGGCCGGGTGAAAGCGGCAATGAAGGCATGGAACACCCGGGCGTGTTGCGGGGAGGTGGCCCATGGGAGGTAGACGCAAGCGAACGCTGACGGTTTCCGACACCAAACGCACTGAATCCGATGCCCGGTGCTGGTTTTGCGGAGAAACCCGCAATGTGCCGGCTAAAAAATATGGTGGCCTGTGTATGAGCTGCCACCTGGACTTTCAGGAAGACGATATCGCCCTGGAGCTGTGGGGCGTGGAGGTGATGGTATGATGCATCTGTTATATATATCGGTCATTGTTGTTCTTATTGTATTGGCAATCCTTTTATATCGATTTTGTAATGCGATGGCGGAGGCGGTGACCATACTTCTTGAAGCTGAAGCAAAACGGCTGCTTCAAGAAATAGAAAAGGGAAACGGAGGGGAAAACCATGAGAGCTAAACGACTGAAAATCAAGGATGAACTGAACTACAAACGCGGCCGGTCATGGGCATACTGCGGCCAGTGTGATCATTTTGTGTCGAATTTTGACATCGTTGATCAGGACCCATATGGCGCCCAGGTGACGACGGAACCCAGATGCAAAATCATCGGACTGAAACCAGGTCGGCAATACCGGATCCACCCGGCAAACATTTGCGACCGGTATGACAACTCCGAGCACATGAAGCGACTTAAAGGAATGATGGGTTGAAAGATGGCTGGCCTTCTTTACAGACTTCACCCTGGCATGCTGATCCGGACAAACTATTCCGGCCCGTATCGGATCAGATGGATCGAGCGCGGCTGCACCTGCCCGTCTCCTGAAGACGAACTGGAAATGATCGACCCGCCACCCCTGCCGGAACATGTTCATCTGGTTTTAACGGATCCGGCCGGCAGGGGAGAATATTTTCTGGGTTATTATGTTGAGGCGACCCTGAAAAGCGTAATCAGTGGCGATTGGATCGAGATAATGGAGCAGGACAAACCAGTGCAAATGGAAATGTTTTGAACATGCAATACTGGATCTACATAGCCAAAAACCGCCGGCGCATGGATTACAAGATCGTCGAAGAATCTTTTTTGCCCGGCTTCCGGATCCCAGAGCGGATTGAAAACATGATCAAGGCCGCCTGGGTGGAAAAACATTTCCCGGACTGGTGCCGGAACTGCGGCATGGATGATCAGTCACACCCTATATCATATGATGGGTCAAAATTCTGCACCGTGCTTTTTCACGATGCGGTGCGGCCGGACTGGAGGCTGGAAGATGTCTGGTATTAATATGATGGAGAAATAATCCTTGACCCCGCCGCGTCAGCATACTAAATCCATCCCCAGGAGCAACCTCAACGGGGAGGGGTATTGCATGAAAGGCAGGATTTACACCGGCCAAAAATGCGCTGTGTGCGGGGGTGTGCTGCGCCATGTGGAGGGGCGGGGCTTCATGGCCTGCCAGGATCATCCAGAAATGGTCTGGCAGCTGGCCTGCGAGGTCCGGTTCGGGCGGCACCACCACAAGCGGTTCAAGACCGTGGCGGAAGCGGAGCGGCATCTGACGTATCTGCGGGTCCAGACCGACCGGGGGCAGTTTGATCAAAGGGAATGGGCCAAGGATCAGCCCTTGTCCTTTTATTCGCTGCGGCAGAAATTCCTGAAGCACAAGGCCAAACAGGGCATCACTAAACGGCAGGTCACGCACATCGCCAACGTCCTGCGGGTGGCCGGCAAGGAATGGGACACCCGGCAGATCAAAGAGCTGGCCGAACCGGAGATCGAGGACTTTTTCGACGGCCTGGACAACCTGTCCGGGAAGACAAAAAAGAACTACCTGACCGTGCTGCACAACTTCTGGGAGTGGGTGGTCCGGCGGGAACAGTACCGGTCAAACCTGCGGATGCCGAAATTTCCGGACATCACGTTCCAGATGGGGTGGCGGAACATCGTAGACATGACCACCCAGGCCGCCATCCTGGATGAAGTCAAGCGGCTGACCTTCAAGGAGAACCCCAGGATCTGGCTGGGCATCAAGCTGCTGTCGATGTATCCGAAGGTCCGGCCCGGGGAGATGATCAAAGTCAAAGAGGGGCATATCAATCTCGACGAAAAATGGATCGTGTTTCCGGATCCGAAAGAACGGGTCCCGAAATTCATTCACCTGCTGCCGGAACACGCCGATCTGATCCGGGATGTCCGGGGCCCCCGGGGTCTGCCGGACCTGTATTTTTTCCGGCACGTGACGGCCCGGTCCGGGGTCGCCGCCGGGGTCCGGTTCGGACAAAAGCAGTTCCGGAAATGGTGGAACCAGGCATGTGAAAATCTGGGCGTCACCGGGGTGGACTTGTACGGCGGCACCAAGCACAGCACGGTCACCGCCCTGGGCCAGGTCCTGACCCCGGAGCAGATCCAGCGGTCCGTCACCGGTCATGTGTCGAATGCCTTCCGAAGGTACATGTTGCCGGACAAAAATGAGGCGATCCAGGGAGCTATGGCCGTGCAGAACATCCAGGCCGGGGGTGGTCAACATCTGGTCAACATTTCAGGGCGGGATAAAAAAGCTAAGTGACTGTAATAACATGGGAAAAAATGGGGTGAGTGACGGGACTTGAACCCGCGTCACGACGCTGAAAGCTGCGTCAATTCTGGCTTTAAAAAGTGGGTGGTCAACCTTTGGTCAACTTATCGTTTTGGATAAGCATAAAAAAAGCAGCTGATTACGAATCAGCTGCTCTACCACCTGAGTTACGCCGGCCAAGGCTTTTATGGCGGGTTTATAGCACTCTTGAGATTTCGTGTCAAGCGGCAAAACCCTTGCAAATCTGAGCAAATCGCGGCAAAATGCGCACAAAATGCGTGCACTTTTAAGGAGACATAAATGTTTTTTAAATCAAGACAAAAATTGCGGAAAAAGAGACGGAAAGATCCTTTCTATTTTTATATTGATAAAAAAACGATTCCTCTGCGATCAGGATGGATAGATTATACTAAAAAAACTGGATATAGATTTGCTTATTTTCCGTGTGGTCTACACAGCGGACCGATTTAATTATAATCAATCCGCTGCATAAAATCATTCCACCGCCACCCAGTACCCAAACTCAGTCAACGTCCCCGGCTCGGTGGTGTTGGCCTCGATGGTCGATTCCCATACCTGCCCGCCTTCCGGCCACTGGACCCTGGCTCCGACGGCATACGCATCATGCGCGCCGGTCGGCTGCACCCAAACCGGGATCACGCCGGGAGCGGACCGGATTTTCCACAGCGCGGGGGTGGAGGACGGCGCCCAGTCTGCCTGGGTCGTGTGTCCCTGGATGCACTCGTAGAGGTCGTCCCCATGTGTGCGCAAATCTCCGGTGACCACCGCTTCGCCGGATCGCCACGGCTGAAACAAGCCGGATAATTCCTTGACTTCGGTCTCTGTCAGCTCGTCCGCCAGAATCATTTTCCCGGCAGTGATCCGTCCCAGGGTCTCCAGCGTGGCCATGACATCTTTTTTTGTGATTCGTTCAGCAACGACTATCTCAGGCATTTTCCACCTCCTCGTAAACAAAATGTATGGTTGTCCCACCGGTTCCGTCCTGGGAAAAATCCGTTAGCATCACCGTGTCCCTGGACCTGGACGGCGGGACGGATTCCACAGCCCCGATCTGAGTGATCGATATAAAGTATCGGTCCGCACTGACCGACTCCGGCACCAGATACACCTTAACCCGCCTGGTCGTTTCCGCCGGCGGCAAATCACACACCAGGTCAGCTGCTCCCCGCACTCCGGGTATTTCCAAATGATCTCCTATTTGCATTTGTAATGCCTCCTTATCAAAGAATCCTGTAAAATGTTTTCAACCGACACCCGACTGCTGCAATGCTTTGCATATCCCAAAAAGCTCATCAGCCTTTCCCGGAACGCCGTCACGGTGGCCAGCCCGGCGGAGCACCTTTCTGCCAGCCGCTTTAACTCCCGCCGGGCCCTTTTGACAATCCGCTTGCGGGGCAAAATGTGCGTGGGCCAGACCCGGTACCCGCAGAAATCAATGCCCCGGCCGGTTGGGAAAATATCCGTCTTTGGGTTCAGTCGGAGCTGGAGCCGGGTGTCAAGAAAGTTTTCAATATCCGCGCGCAGGCTCCACAGCCGCTGCTTGTCCGGATCGATGATCACAAAATCATCCATATACCGGCAATAACACTTGACGCCCAACTCATCCTTGATGTAGTGGTCCAGCTGATCCAGATAGATATTGGCAAACATCTGACTGGTCAAAGCGCCGATCGGTATGCCCTGAACGTCCAATCCGGATCTTTTGATGATCCGGCAGAACAGCCACAGGACGTCCTTGTCCCGGATGGTTCTGGCAAGGATGCCCATCAAAGTATCGTGATGGATAGACGGAAAATAACTGGAGATATCCGCCTTTAGCACATATCCGCCCGGGGTTTTCCGGACGAACTGCTGAAGCCGGCTGGATGCCGCATGAAACCCTTTTCCGAACCGGCAGGCATATGAATCCGCAATGAATTTTTTTTCGAACAGCGGTGAAACCACATCCACCAGGGCATGGTGCACCACCCGGTCCGTAAATGGCGGGGCCTGGATCAGTCTTATTTTCGGCTCCTTGACCACAAACTCATGCCATCGCCCAGGGCGCCATTCATACCACATCAGCTGGTTCTGTATCTGCGTCAGGTTCTCCTCCAGCCGGGCCTGGAATCTCAACACGGCCGGGGCATACCGCTTGCCCTGCCTGGCCCTCAAAAAAGACCGGTGCAGGTTTTCCCAGTCAATGATGTCATTCCATATATGATTGTATGTTTTCGGCATAAGTCCCTTTTATAGGTATGGTCGGCGCCACGTTGGGCAGTTATTGCTTACTTGCCGCGCCTCCCTGTTTATCTTTTCCCCGCCGGACAAACCGGCAAAGAAGGATGATTGCCCCAAATAAAATGCGCTGGACGGCTTCCCGTAGTGAAAACCGCCTTCCGGCCGTATTGCTTGCCAGGCGGGACCCGATGTTCGTGTTCGCGTTGGACGCATCGTTGTTCAGGTTCAAGTTGAACAACCCGGCATTGGCGCCGTTGTTCCAGTTCCCGCCGTTATAGACAATCACCCTGACACCTTTTCTTTCTTCATCCATGTACCGGCCATTTTGCCAATCTCGTTGACATGCCTTGTCCAGACCTCATACCGGTGCGTGTTGATATATTTCAGCCGGTGTGATTTTCTGATCAGACACCGCAGATATTCAACTTCAATATCCAAATCCTGAAGCGTGGTCTTTTTGTGATACCGCTTGCCTGCCCTGACCACCAGCCGGATAATGCCAGCAAGGCACTGGCGGACCTCCGCGCACAGCACAAATTTTTCGTACTTGGGGAACTGGACCAGCGCGGTGTGGGAATACGCATCCAGTTCTTCCAGCTTGGTCAGTATCACAAATTCCTGCATCGATCTCCTTTGCGCCCCGCTCTCGCGGGGCAATCAGGCAACATGTTCCAGGTGACAGGCTATACTTTTGCCAGGCGGGACCCGACGCCCGTGCTCGCGTTGGACGCAACGTGGCTCAGGTGCAAGTGGAACAACCCGGCAAGGGCGCCGTGGCTCCAGGCCCCGCCGTGATAACACACATTCGTCTCCCCCAGATCGCTGGCATAAAGATAATCACCATAAGTGCTGTTGGCTGAAGATCCGTCCGTCACTTCCGGCAAAAACACCAGGCCCAGGTCCCAGTCAACCCCCTCATCATCGTGCATGGACTTGACCCACCCATCCGTGCTGGTCGTGATCACACCGGTGGCCTGGAGGGTCCTGTTGCCGTTTTTGTCCCAGATCTTGACCTCGTGGTCGGTCTCCAGGATCAGACCGTCAACCATGCACCAGACGTTGCCCCACAGCTCATAGATCCCCCGCCAGACCGCGTTGGTGGTGCCGGTGTTGACCGCAGCGGATGACGACGTGTTGCCGGCGCCGATGGCGGACTGCACATCTGCCGTGCCGGTCTCGATCAGACACAGCAGCTGCACCGCTGCCAGCTGGTAGATGTCCACCATGGCAAATCCGTCCACGCCACCCGTGTTTCTGGCCGCACACCGGGCCTGCATGGTGGCAAAATTGATCGACACCAGCGGGGCCGCCCCGGCTACACTGGCCGCTTTGGTCCCGCCGTCGTCCGAACATTCGTAAGCGCCAAAATAATACTGATCAATCTCCACCCCGCCGTCCAGAAATGCCGGATACAGCTCATACCCGGCCGTCGCCCTGTCCGCCACCCACCGGCACGGTTTTCCGGCGCGGTCCGATCCGGCCGGGGCAACCCCTTCTTTGTACCAGAACTTCGGAATCTTCACCATTTCCTGGCCGTCGATGGTGACGGTCTCGATATTGCCCCAGATCGGGTGATTGTCAAAGTCGGTCCCGGTCAGCGCAATATTGTTGCCAACGCCGTCCACACGCGCCCATGTGCCGGACAGCCCGGTTTCATTGACCTTTGCAATGCCATAGATCAATGCAAACGTGGCCAAAGTGGTGAAGCTGGTGGCCGTGCTCCATGCGCTTGTGCCGTATGCCGCCCCGGTGTGCCGGACCCGCCAGGTGTAGGTGCTGTTCTCCAGCAGGCTGCCGGCGGGCACGGTCAGCGCGGTCAGGTTTTCTGCGTCTTCATAGCTGCTGTACACCAGCTCTCCGCCGGCATCATAGACTTCCCAGTCAGAGCTGGCATGAGTGTCGGTATCCCCCACGCAGGAAAACGCGCCGGACTGGAGAATCGGCGTTTCAGCCACATCTGATTCCGTGTCCGACGGGGAGCTGTTCACCGGGTTGTCAATGTAGATGGCCGACGTGGTGAACGACTGGGCCGTTGACCAGGCCGACACGGCCCCCGAGGCCGCCACGTCCCGGCACCGCCACTGGTGTGCCACCTCAGTGTCCAGCTCATCTCCGACAATATGAGAGTCCGCATTGACATTGACATCATACACCGGGCTGGAAAAATCCCCCGTGGCCAGGTCCACCTGGAACTGGCGGTAGGCCCTGGCATCCGGCTGGTACATGTTGGCAAATACGCCGGCGGCCAGTTCCGGCGACGGCGGAACTCCCGTGGCGCCGGTCAGCGGTGAGGACGGCACCGGGGTGCGGATGATGGTTGAAGCCCCGGACAGCTTTGCCGCCTGCTCTTCCGTCAAGCCTTTTGATTTCCCCCGCAACATAAACAGATCATCCATATCCATCCCCTCCTCAAAGCCCTTTCCGGTACTGGAACACCTCAACGGTGCCCGTGCCGGACAGGTACAGTTTCGTCATGGTCCCGGCCGCATCGATGCCGATGACCGGGTCTTCATCGGTCCACTCCGCCAGCTCCGGATCCGCCGCCGGCGTCTGCCGGTACGCGGTCACGGCGCCGGAGATTTTCATCAACAGTATCCGGACCGTTTCCGGATCGATGGTCACCACGGCCCCGGAAAATCCGTCAATGGCCGGGTCCGGCGCATGGTCCCCCGGGGTGTCCAGGTCCACCTCGGTGCGGCTGACCAGCCTTGTCCAGACCGGTGCGTCCGTGACCACGTCCAAATCTGAATCTTCCGGCGGATACACATACACGTCCGCCTCATCTCCGGGTCCCAGGTTCACGACCTGGCCGGCCGTGTTGGTGACGACATAGCGCTGATTGGTGGTTGAGTTGTTTTTGATTTTTGGCATGGTGGGTTCTCCTTTATATTATTATTCTGGTTCGTCATTCATGTATGAAAATGCGTCAATATAAAAATGCCCAGTGTTTTCTATCATCATCTGGTTAATGATGGCAGTAAGCGGTGCGTTTACGGGAACGTCTTGTGGAAAAATATTCAATTCTTGTTTTGGGCTCAAGTTAAAGTCATGCAATTGACTCACATGCACCTCAACCATAGTCTCTCGGCTTAAAAACTCCTGTAACGGCGGATCGTCGTCACACTCATGCCCACCCCTTACATAGGTGTTTAATGTGTGTCGCGTGAAGTATGCGACAAGGTGTGGAGTCTCCGCGTGCCCGTAGGTATTCGCAAAAGCATATACATTATAGGAGGAATAGGAGCACTCGTATAGAATTTCATGACATGTGTTGAATCCCGAGTGCCAATTCATAGAGACCCTGTCGTACTCCAAAGATATTTGTCTCCCGCCAAACACCCTGCCATCAAAATGTAGCCCGTGAAAGACCTGTTTCGGGTCTATGCTATGGTTAGAATATTCAACAATGACGCAATCGTCCCCCCCACAAGACTCATATTCATCGCAGCTTACAGGAAAAAATTCTTCCGTGATATCTCTCACCCTCGGTATTTCTGTAATTGTAACGAGAGGATCACCGATATATGCAAAACTGTCTCGATCCTGCCAAATCGATACCTCAATAATCGGGTCACTGCCCCAATAGGGAGGCTGTCTTAACACCAGATCAAAATTCCACGCATCTGTTCCCAGGTCTACTGTCTTTCCTGTATACAACGACTTTTGTTCGTCCCACCAAGTTTCAATGACTGAATCGTAAATAGGCCATGAATCGAAATGATAACTAGTGCCATTATGGCTCCACACAATGTCAGCAAAAACGCTGTTAATAACATCCCACACTACATATGAAAATTCATATGGGGTGCCCTCCTCGTATGGCTCATATTTCAAAAGAACATACGCGCACACAGGCGTGCAGGTTTTCGGATTATCCTTAAATCCAATCACCACCGGACTACTCCAATCCTGCCCGGTGAATTTCACAAGCACCTCGTCGTCCACCTCAAACGCCGCACCGTGACAGTTCATATACAGCACAGGCACATCACTCAATGATGCCGCTTGATTAACTCCAAGTCCTTGCTGTGTCGATGTTGCTGACTCCAGGCTCACATCCGCCGTGTCACCTGATATGGCCGTTATAGTCCCATACCGGAAAGTAGGTTTCCACTTTTGCCATCCCGGCAGCATGGCCAGATTATAAAACGCTGCCGCCGGAGACATCGCCAGGGTGGGGGTCAGCTGGCCGTCCCGGGCGGTATTGTACGCCGCGTTGCCTTCATGACCAGGCTGGATATTGAAAGCGGTAGACTCCCCGGGCACCTCGATCAACCCAACATCACCTGTCAGGTCTTCGCTCAGATCCGCACACCACGCTGATATGGTCTCTGATTCAGGGATAGCGTCCAGGGCTTCATTACGCTTTTCCAGCGCCAGTTTTTGCAGCTTCAGCGCATTCAACTTTTGCCGGTCGGTCTCGGCAGTAATTTGGCTGTTTAAATTGTCAATCTTTTCAAGGTTGGCCGCCTTTTCCGCCTGCACCCGCTGAACATTATACTGCACCGATACCTGATACTGGCCGCCGGTCCCGCCGGATATAATCGTGCCCTTGCCCATTACGTTGACTCCAGCTCAATGATCGATGCAGTAGGATTGATAAAATAAGCCATCGTGTCGATGACAAATGTCACCCCGTCATCAGAAAACGTCACGGTGTCTCCAGGGTTCAGAAAGATGTAGGGCCTGGCCAGCCGATATCGGTATTTTCCCCCGACCGTTGCCCGATACGTCACACCGGTCAGCGTAATTGATTTGGCCACAAATGTGGATGTGCCATACCCGATCAAAACGGTTGACTGATTTTCTCCTCCTTCATACGGGTTGACGGAATCCAACGGTGCCTCCATGATAGTCTCTGTCTGCAATATTTCGCCGTTGCGCTCATACGCCTGCTGAATCTTCAATGTTCCGTTTGGCCGGGCCGCGATTTCATCGGCATAATCCACAGTCGGGATGACCACACTCAGGTAAGTTGGATCATTAGACCTGCGCCGGGCCTGAAATGATGCCAAAGGCAAAGTCAGATCCGTGGTGCCGTCTGCGGCCCCGGTCAAAATGCAAAGATACCGGATGATCTCAGATCCGGTATCAACGCTCTCAATATTGAGGCCAATCCACGTAATCGCATCAGTATTGGTCCATTCGTTTGCGTCAGTATTGATGAAATCAATGGTCATCAGCCAACCTCGACCAGCTCTACCTTAGCTGTCCAGTGAATTGTCTTGTCCGCTTCGCCCGTTACATTGATTTTCAGGGCCTTGTCTGTGTCATCAGCTTCAACAGCAACTGTCCAGAGAGATGCTTTATCGTCTCCCTCGGTCGTTGCGCCCATGGTCCCGGACCCATCCACAGCCATATTGGTAGATGCTTCCGTCAGCACAATAGCATTGCCAGCCGATCCAGCCGTGGCTGCTGTCAATACAACCGTGTCACCGTCTCCGTCTTCAGCCGTCACGGTCGTCATATCAAGCCCCACAGCCGTCACAATGTTTGTTGCGCATTCGGCGGCATCTGCCCCTATTGTCACTTCTCCGGTTGTGGATCGAGATGCTTTCCATGTGAATGTCTGTGTATCGATGACAAAGGTTTCATCAGCCACTGGCAAGCCAGACATAATGATGGTCCCCTGGGCAGCCACGGCAGCGTCATGGTCGTTTGCGCCGGGTGTGCCTGTGCCTTGCGGAGTACCAACGAGGGATACCGTTCCATCCGCACCGGCGGTTGTGCCGCCAAATGTCCCGGAGCCGTCCATCTCCATGTTTGTGCAGGATTCCGTGAAAACCCAGTTGGTATTTGGAAATGCCCCAAGATTAGGAACAGCCGTTAAAACAATTGTATTCGTGCCTGTATCAACATCAGAAAAATATGGATTCTTTAACAAGGCGTCTCTAAGATTGTTTCGACATCCAGAAATCGAAGACCCAATCTCAACATCATAAATATCTGCCAGATCATATACAGAAGGAGAAGCGGTCCATCGATATGTGGTATAATCGCCTATAACAAAGGTCTCTCCCTCTAAAGGAAGATCGCTATCTGTAGCACCGGTAAAGGTTATTGTGCCGACAGCATCAACCCCTCCGATGTTTTTAAAGCCACCGGTAACATTCCAAAATGCGCTGTCGCCAACTGTCCCGGCAGAGCCGTCAACCTGCATGGCAGCAATTGAAATTTTTACCCCAAACATTTTTTGGGTTTTTAAAACAATGTCGTCGAACCAAGTAATCTGAAACTCTAAAGCAGTTTCTGTGTTGTTTGTTGTCTCTGCGCCAAGAACCAATTGAGATGCTTGAATTTTACCTGGGATATCGTCGTAGTCCCCACCTCCAATGACGTTCTGTGCAGGATAGACAGATACTCCGTGAGCACCAGACACGACACTATAATGGGACATATAGGCCCTGTTCAAATAGCCGCCAATGATTACATTGCCATAACAATCGACTATTTTATTTTCTTCACCTCCAAGAATGGCATTTCCAGTTCCGTCCCAGTTTTCCCAGCCAACCCAAATTTTATTTTCAATGCCGCCGGCAATAATATTTGCCAACGAATTCCAAGAAGAGTGGCTTCTGATATAGTTGTAATAACCTCCAAAAACAACGTCATACGCACCATTTGTTATTTCATTTTCGTCCCCGGTCAGCGTACAGTTATACGACTCTCCCTCAATTATATTTCTCCAACCGGACAATATGGCATTCATTTCAGCGCCGGACACTACATCGATTTTGTTGCCCTCTCCAGCTAAAATCAAGTCATTCAACCCGGCAGAAGAAACAACGTTAGCCTCATGGCTGCCATCTGCATTGGTCACAAGCATAGGATTTGATACAGCGAATATCAAAATCCACCGTTTATCCCCTGCATTGCTGTCCGGAGAAATTACCGCCGGAGAGGATTCAGTCAGCCCGGAATCAGCATCCAGTACATAAAAATAAACCAGATCCGCAATAACAATCGCCCGGTCGCCATCTGACACATTGCTGCCGTCAATAGCATCCAGCGCGCCTTCTCCGCCCCCGATCAACGATGATGCAGGCAACCATTTCTGTGCCATTATTCAGACTCCCTTTCTTTGATCAAAATTGTTATCACCGTGTCCGCCTGCTGTTGCCTGACGCTGGACATGACCGCCTGAAACACACCATCCGGGATGGCCACGCGGACAAATGTCTCGGTTTTGTGGATATTCACCAGTCTGGCCCGATCCGCTTCAGACAGCCTGGCAATCACACTCAGGGTCCGATCCCCGTCCGGCACGCCGGAATGGTTGATGTACACGCCGCCGCTTAGGAGCTTTGTCCGGGACACCCGGGCCGGCCGGTCATTCAGCTGAGACGATTTTTTCTCATGAATGACCAGGTGGCCGGCCGGGTTCTGTGTCAATGTCGATATGCCGATCATGCGTTAATCCCCAGTAAAAAGTCCGCCGATGATTCGTTTGCCCGGATCTGCACCTTTTCGATGATCTGCCACATGATCATCTCTAAGGCCGGTTCCAGGCCAGTGGAATCGATCTGGATCATGGCATCGCCCCGCTCCATGGCTTCAATTTTTGCCCGGGTCATTTCCACCTGGGCTTCGTTCAGAGCTATCTGGGAATCCACCATTTTTTCTTCGATCTCCATTTGCCTCTCGACCAGATCTTCCAACCGGCCCGCACCATATGAGCCTTCTGCGAATGCCTGCCCAAGAGTGCCGAACATGTCGGCAGTTGATGCGGCCAAGGCGGCGACAGACACACCGGCCGCGTCATATGCCGAAGTCAATATCTGTGCGCTTGCCTCAGCCTCAGCGATATCCACCTCAGCCTTGTACTGAAATGCCGCCTGGGCCGTTTCCGCCTGTGCCTCGATGGCGGCAATCTGCGTGTCGATGTCGCCCTGCAACTGGATTTCGAGCATTTTGGTAGATGGTAGGTCATCGATTTTCTGCCCTGCATCATCGACTTCTTTCGTGTCCGCTTCGACATAGACAACATGCTCTGTTCCGTTTTCGTCAAACCATTTGATGTAATTTTGCGCCTGCTCAACGGCATCAGTGTCCGCCTCGACGTTGATATCTACGGTCTTTTCGTCGGGCAGCGCCAAAAACTCTTCCCAAAATGCGGTGATTTCTTTGTCTGCCTTTTCAATGTCTGCAATGGCCTGAAGTCTCAAACTTTTTTCATCCGGCACGGTGCCGGCGGCAACGACGACGGTTTCTATCTCTCTGACCGCATCGGATGAATCAACATCAACTTTAATTCCGGTCAGCTTTTCAATTGCGCTTTCCGTCGCATTGATCAAGTCGTTTTCAATATCGCTGATCATTCCGGCCAGGGCTTGCCGGTTGGCTTCAATGTCGTCACCAAACGCGCCAAACAAAAATGTATTTGAGAAAACCTGACTTGCTGCCAATAGATCGTCAAGAAGGTTGAGAAAAGTAAGTTTTGCCGTTTGCCATGTCACATTGACAAGCTCAAATGCCCCGGATATTGTATTCACTGTCACTTCAAACGGAACTCTTAGCTTGTCCGCGCCTTCGCCTATCAGCAATATTGCCGCCGTCATGTTTGCGCCAAGGTCCACAATTGATTTTGCCAGACCGATCAGCTCACCAAAAGATTCTTTGGCTGCCACATCCATTTCATTGAAACTCTCGATCCCTCCGGCCATGGATTGTGTAATGGGTTTGAAAAAATCAACCATCCCGGCAGTGACATCCGCCAGGCTTTCCAGCGTGTCGATTACAAACTGGACGGCATCTTTCAAACCTTCAGGCGATGTCAAATCGATATTGTCAAACAGACTTTCGAGCGAATCTCCGACATTGCCCATCGCCCTTAAAAGACCGTCGAACTCTACATTTTTAAATGCCTCCGGAAGATTGTTTGCGATGGTTTGAAGGTTTTTGCCCAGCTCGTCCGAAAAATCCTTGATTGCCTTAAACACCGGATCGAATGTGTCTGATTTGATAATATCGCCAAACACACGCTCAATGGCAATTACGCCATCAACGGACTCTTCCAGCGCATCTGACATTTTTTCACCGATACTGATTGCCACCTCGTCAAAGGCACTTTTCATCGCCCGCAGTGCCCCGCCCATGCCGGATTCCATTTGATCTGCAATATCGCCTGTTATACCGCCCAGGCTTCTGATTTTCTTTTCAAGCTCCAGCACTGCCTCAGATCCTTGCTCCAGCAATGCCGCCATTTGCGGCCCTCCGCGCTTTCCAAATATTTCAATCAAAACTGCGGTACGGTCGGCAGAATCCGGGATCTTATCAAGCCCGGCCTTCATCTGATCCATGATATCGACAAACGGTTTGAGATTTCCTTCAGAATCCTTGACCTCTACGCCAAGAGATCGCAGGGCGTTTTTGGAATCAGACAAATCGATGCCGAACTCGGCAGTATCAACCCCCAGCTCCTTCATCATCTTGCCCATGTTGCCGGCAGGGGCAACGAGCGCCACAAGGATGTTTCTAAGTGCTGTGCCGCCCATCTCTGCCTGGTATCCGGCGTTGCCCAAAATGCCGAGGATGGATGCAGTCTCTTCCAGGTCCAGTCCCAGCGACTTAGCCACAGGTCCGACAAATTTGAAGGCGGCCCCGAGCTGCTCAAGATTTGTATTAGAATTAGTGAATGTTGCCGTCAGGACATCATTTGATTTGGAGAGGTTTTCAACTTCAATGCCATATCCGGCCATGATGTTGGTGACAATATCCGCTGCAGTACCCAGATCGATGGCAGCCGCTTGAGCAAGATTCAAGACCTCCGGTATTGCCTCGATTGCTTCAGTGGTATTAAACCCGGCCAGCGCCAGAAATTCAAGACCCTGTGCCGCTTCGGTCGCTGTATATCTGGTTGTTGCGCCAAGGTCCCTTGTTACGGCGTTCAGAGCTTCATATTCTTCTTCATTTGCCTGTAAGATGCCTCTAACCTTCAACATGACATCTTCAAATTCTGCAAACTTGATAATCGAATACGCAACGCCGCCAGCTGCCATTGCGGCCAAGGCAGCGTCAACTTTCAGAATATTGTCAGCAACCTTTGCCCAGGGTGCGGCTATATCTTCAGCACCATCACCAATAGCACCAAGTGTGCCCTGTATTGACTTAACTGTGGGCGTGATATCGTCCACCGCACCAAACACAATCTCTATGGTCTTCTGCAGATCAGCCACGGCCGCTCCTGGATTTGCGTTTTTTTTCGATGTGATCGTAGTACATGCCCCACAGCTCCATTTCGGTGTTGGTCAGATATCCAGCCGGGAAAAGATCTGGCCGGGCTTCATACAGGAACCGTTTTCGCTCGTAGCAGAGCGACAAAGCGCCCCTGACACCGGGGTCATGCCAGAGGCTTAGGCTTTTCCCGGTTCGTGGCCTTGGCCGGTCAGCTCCAGGATCTTTTTGCCGATGATGTCGAACTCCACCGGAAAACAGGTGCACAGCTTCACTGCCAGGTCTTCGTCCACTTCCGGATCCACGGAACCGATCCGGATCAGATGGATCCGCAGGGCTGTCTGTTCCGACACCGCCTCATCCATGCCCAGGACACTCTTTGTGGCCGCGGCTTTTTCAGCGGATGACCCGCCGATGAGCTTGTCGATGAGGGCGGCCAGGTCCTTGCGGCTGGAAACGGCCTGTCGGGCCTGACCCAGCTCCTGTCCGGTAATCCCCCGCACCCTCCACACCGGCTTTTCGCCTTCCGAAAACCAGGGTGCCAGCCCCGGCACCGGCACATCCGCCGTCCGGGGCTGCATCTTGGCGTTCAGGAATTTCTCAGCATCAAACCCCATCAGGCCAGTATCCTTTCACCCTGGGATTCAGCGGAAATGGTGGCGGAGATCTCGATGCTGCCGTCCGTGGGAAAGGTCTCGGCAATGCCCAGGACCCCCTGGCAGTAAACGGCCGGCACGGTCACCAGGCGGTCGTTCCGGAACCGGAACCACAGCTCTTCCCCTTCGAACGCCAGAAACCCCTCGTTCAGGGTGTTGGTGTAGGCGCTGAACCCGCCCTGGCCGATACTCTGGGACCTGGACCCCAGGGCGCCGCCGTAATATTCCGTGGAAGACACGGAATAGCTGTTGGCCGGCCGGACGAAATCGGATGCCTTGGGGATCTGGGCAAACGTCGGGGTGTAATAGGAGGCGAACACCTGCTTGGCAGCCACGGTGGTGCCGGCATCTTCGCTGTGGATGGCGGCCAGTTCGGAAGCAAACGTCACGCCCGCGTATCCCAGGGCACCGTTGCTGACCCGGATGCGCTCCTGTTCCCACACCGGGAACAAGGCGGTTTCGCGGGAGCTGCCAGGCACCTGAACGATTTCAGAGGCGGTGATGGCCCCGGCGTCGCTGCTGGTCAGCTTGACCTGGGCAATCTCGATGGCATCATTATCGATCCACGGCGGACCGCCGGCAGCGCCCCGGGTGCTGGAAAACGCGGTGCCGTCCGTACCGGCCACCACGGCGATTGTCCCGGCCGCGGTCACGGTCACCGAACAGATGATGTGGGTGTCGGTGGGTGTGGCCCGGGTGATCTCCACGTCCGTGTCAGCGGTGATCTCCTCCTCTTCGCCGGCCAGCCAGCAGGTGCCGCCGGACACGTCGATCATGTTGTTCGTACCGGAGGCGGCCGGGGAGACTACCAGGCCGGTGAGAACCCCGTTGGGCCGGACCACCGGCGTGAACCCGGCCCGGTTGGACCACAGCTCCGCCGCGCTGTTGAAAATTTTGTTGTCGCCGGAATCCGACAGCGCCGTCATTGCCACAGCGGTCTGCCCGGCTTCATAATCGAGTCTGGGATCTGCCATTTTTCCTGTCCTTTCTTGTGATGGTTATTTACTGGCTGTAGGGGTTGCCCTTCAGCGTCGTGTACGTGATGGTGAATTCCGCATATGCAGCCACGCTGGTATCTTCTCCGGTCGGAGTGCTGTTCGGTCCGCCGCCGGTATATTCAATGCGCTTGATTTTGGGGGTCACGGCCACATCCGGATCGGTCATGATTTTGATCAGGTCCCCCAGCAGCTGTTCCTGGATCACGGACTGGTTTGCCGCACCGATGGCCACCAGGCCCTCGACCCGCACCGGCATCTGGTGTTCACTGATGCCGTATTGATTGGTGGCCGACTCTTCCGGTTTCGGGAACAGCGCGCACACGGGCAGGTCTTTTTCGTCCACATGCTGGACCGCCCGGAGCACGGTGGACCCGCAATCATGGTGGAACCCGCCGGCGATGCACCAGGCGGCCAGCCGGGTGAGGTAGGCGGCAATGATCTGTTCGCGGATGGTATCAGCCATTGTGCCTCCGGATTATTTCGTCTATTTTTTTTTCGATATTCAGCAAATACACGTGCTGAGCCTGGATGGCGATCGGGTTCAGCACTTTGGGTTTGGCAAAGATGTCCTCGATCCTGGGGCCGGTTTTTCGTTCAATTCTTAGACGGTGACCGGGGCCTACCGCCCGGTATTTATTGTCCTTTTCCGGCATGCGATTCCACGGGGCCTTAGGGGCAATTCTCCCCATGGGGAACCGTTTAGGGGCTGGCAATGCTTTTCTGTTTCCGCCACGCCAGAATACATGTTTTTTAACCGTTTCATCCTTTTTTGAAATGGAATCGCCCTTTCCCTTGGCAATGAAAGCATGTCTAAGCAAAGATCTACTGCTGGATCTTTTTACCTTGACGGTCACGCCTTTAGCTGTCTGTCTGGCGCCGAACTGGATCAATCCAACCGGCTTTCCTGATGAGATTAAAGCGCCGGAAAGGTTGTTGTGGCTCGCCTTGTTTATTCTAAAATCGTCTTTAATCCGGCTCGATTTCAAGTTCAACTCATTGTTGATCCGTGCCGCTGCCTGAGTTTTCGCCGTGGTCAGGGTCTTGTTGATGCTGGTGGCCATGACGTTTTTATATTTATCTTTCAGATCTCCAAGTAGGGCTTTGACCTTTGCCACATCCGCCTGATTGACAGTAACGGTCGTTCTTCTGTTATGGTGACTGACATTGCTCATTTCACCACCACCGTCACTTCCAGCCCGTCCTGGGAATACCGCTCGATGCGCTGGGCCGTGTAGGTTTTACCGGACTCAAGGGTAAACGTGTCCCCCCGGGTGACCGTGCCCACGTCTGACACCTGGGCCGTGACCGTGGTCCCCAGGGTGGCCATGGTCATGTCATACCCGTCCGCCTGGATCAGAACATCGTGGTCCACGATGATATTGCAGGGCACCGGGTCTCCGGACACCGGCGTGTACACGCACGGATCGGCAAATTCATCGGCATTGTAGAACACCGCCGCCAGGTCCTGAGCCATCTGTTCCTTGAAGGTCGTCATGCCGTGGCCCGCCTCTTTTCCAGGTCCATGCAGAACGCTTCCAGGTGCCGGACCCGCTCCACCCAGCCGTAGAAAAACCGGTGCAGGTCCGGGTTTTTCCGGCACAGGTCCGCATACGCAAACACCCGGAGCAACAGCACGGCCCGCAACACATCCATGGGGTCAAAGAACATCAGGGCCGTCCGGGTTTTGGGGCCCACGATCCCGTCCACGGCCACGGCGGCCCCACACCGGTTCAACGCCTCTTGCAGTATCCGGCCGGCCCGGCGTTTGCCCATATTTACGCCCATGTCCAGCATGGCGGCGCCCAGGGGGGCGGGATACTGATCGATCCCCATGGGCTGGTAAAAAAACTGCCGGTAAAACGCCCGGGCCTTGTCCGGGGACAGGGCAAAGACGTCATCCGCATCCACATCCCCGTCTTCATCCAGGTCGGCCATGGCCGGATCGATGGTCTGGAGAAACCGCAGGCTGATGCCGTAGTTGGTGGCGCCGCCCGGGTCTTTAGGGTCGTTGACGAACCCGCCTTCCCGCTCCAGAACAAATCCCAGCATCCGGCCGGCGTCTTTGATCTGCTGTGTGGTCAGATCCATGATCACCCCGCGTTTCCCATGTTCAGCCGGTACGCGGCTGTCTCATGCACGATCTCGATCACGGACCGCACCACCACCAGCCGCAGGTCCGGCGCCAGCCCGGACAGCCGGGCCTCGATGTTGACCTTGACCAGGGCCGCCAGGTCCAGCACGGCCGCCTTTTCCATGGGGGTCAGGTTCAGGGCCTCGATCCGCGCCATCATGGCCGCTTCCAGGTCCTTGAGCGGCACGGCCTCGGGTCCGTCCATCACCGCCAGCAGCGCCTTGGTCACGGCATACGCCGGCACCACGGTTTCCGGCCTGGTGGACATGGACACGCCCACGGCCACCCGGATGGTGGCGGCTTCCACGGCATCCACTTTGCCGTCCCCCAAATTTTTACCGGCGCACCCGGTGAACAGAATGGCGGCCGCGGCCATCACGGCCAGGATCAGCATCAGCCATCCGGTCCCGGACAGCACGGTTGCCATTGTCGCGCCCATCTTTTTCATCATGCCTTCCTTTCTCAATAGTTGTACACGCCCACGCCCAGCCAGGCCCCGATGCGGACGCCGGCATATCCGGCCGCCGCCGTGATCCACCAGGAGGTCCGGGCCACATCGATGCGGAACTGCTCATCGGCCCACCTGCGCTCCGCCGGGGTCGTTGCCCGGCGGCACCGCCAGTCATGCCGGCAGGATGCAATGGGGTGGCGGTGCCGGGGGAACACGCTGCGCATAAAAAAGTTGAGCGGCTCCGCAAGGATCCTGAGCAGGCATCGTTTGATTTTTGACAGGCCGTCAAACAGCAGCTCCGCACTGGACCCGTCCCACTCGAACCCGTCCGGGATCAGCCCCATGGTGCCGTCCGGTTTCAGGCACGGCAGCGGGGCCGTCAACACTCTGTGCAGGGGTTTGCCTGGGACATTGCGCATGTAAATAAGGGTGCCGGAGTGAGCCATCACTTCATCCCCTTTCCCACGGCGATGCCGAACAGGCCGGACACGATGGAGTTGATGATCCCGGACTGTTCCGCGCCGATGGAATCGACAAACACCAGGGACAGGCCCAGCACCAGCACCGCGATGATCACCAGGTTTTTATCGTCGTCCAGCCACATATCAATCCCCGGCCCTTTCGTTCAGGATCCGCTCCCGCTGTTCCGGGGTCAGGTTCATGTGCGCCACCATGGACCGCAGCATCCGGAACAGCAGCGCGTTTTTCCCGGCCATGGTCTCCTGAAATTTGTCCTGGCTCACTTTGAGCCCGTCGATCTTGGAGATCAACTGGGTGTTCATCTGACAGTCGCTGGCGTGCCGGGCCGTGCATTCCGATTTGGTGACAAGGCTCGCGCCGGCCACCACCCGGATGACGACCCCGGCAATCACGGCGCCCAGGGCAGAAAACAACCCCGCCATCAGCGTCAGTTCGAGCATGGAAAACTGCATCACTTCCGCCTTTGTGTCTTTTGGTTTCCGATGGTCACCATCAGCTGGACGCGGTCATGTCGATCAGGTACCCGCAGGACTTGCTGATCTCTGACTTGACGGTGCCGTCTTCATCGTATGATGCCAGGAACGTGGCCAGCAGGTCATGGCGGACCCGGAGAATGGTTTTCCGGGTGGTCTCGTCGCGGTACTGCTCCACGATGCGCCAGTCGCCGGCGTCGGCATCCCCTTCGTTCCACAGGAACGACCGGCCGATGCAGGGCTCTGAGATATCGCCGTCAGAGGTCTTGCACACCATGGCGTACTGCGCGCCCCAGATGTCGGCCAGCGATGCGGCCTTGCCTTTTTTGCTGGCATTGTACAGGCCGCCGGCGATGAGCACCTTGGGCACGTCAAACACGGTCTTGAGGTGGTCCAGGGTCACCCGGCCGGTTTTGGCGGCATCCGGGAACACCTTGTAGACCATTTCCTTGATCTTGTTGTTCTGGCGCAGCCATTTCAGGCCGTCATAGGGCAGGATCAGGGTGTCGGCTTCCACGCCGCTGGACCGCAGTTCGTCCTTGCCCTCCTCGATGTCCAGAAGCGGGTCCGCATCGTCCGTGGTGGACCAGGCCGTGGTGGCGTTGGTCACGCTGAAGTTGGTCGCATTGAACACCTTGGTCTTGACCTTCATTTCGATGTCCCGCAGCATGGCATTGGCCAGGATCCGGGCGGCAAAGTATTCCGTGTCCAGCTTGCGCTTGTACACGGCGGCGAACCGGTCATCCAGGGGATATTCCAGCCCGGATTCCTGGGTCCGGAAAAAGCCTTCCTCGAACTCTTCCCCGATCCGGTTATATGCCCCGTTGGGTGCCCGTTTGGTGTCATGCACATTGAACAGGGCCTCCATGGGCAGCACGGGGTAGGTGCCTTCATGCTCCGGCACCACAAAAATCGGCATCACGGACAGGCCGATGAACCCCATGGTCAGGGAGTCCTGCATCACCTCATACACCACCTGCCCCAGGTCGGGCCGGCTGAGGGTCGTGTCAACTGTCGGTTTCATATCTTACTCCTTTCAATTCGTGCCGGCCGGTCAGCTCAGCAGTTTCTTGGTGTATTCGATCCAGATGGCGGACAGCACCACGGTGTCCGTGGTGTGGGCCCCCGGGGTCAGCTCCACCGTCAGGGTCTGGGCGCCCGCCGGGATATCCGCCGCCGCGATGGTGATGGTGTTTTCCGCGTAGGCGGCCCCCAGGGCGGCGGACACATCTTCCACTTTGGTGTCGCCTTCGTTGAAATAGGCGTCACTGGCAATGGTCGGGGTGTCGGTGGCCCCGCCGGATTTGGCCCGGAAATGGATCACCAGATCCGATGACGCATCCAGATTGGTGGGCAGCGGGGTCTGGAACAGGATGGCGTCGCTGTTGGACGCCTCCCAGGTCAGCACCAGCCCGGAATCCGTGTCCCCGTCCGCCATATCCAGAATCGGGGTGGTGGACCCGGTCAGGGCCGTGGCATTGGTCCCGTCGGTCTCCAGGCAGGAGGCCAGAGGGATGGGCAGGAACCCTTCATCGTCCAGCAGGTGCGCATAGATCTCCTGCAGGGCCGCTTCCACGGTCGCCTGGGCCGTGTATCCGCCGGCATCGGCAATGGACACCGTGGCCGCCGTGGTGGACACGCCCGGATGCAGGATCACCTCAACGATGTCCCCGGCTCCGGTGGCCGCTTCCAGGGCCTTGAAATACGCGGTGCCGGACGCGGTGTCGTCCACCTTGCCGTCGGCGGCCCCGTAGATGTCGGCCATGGCGGAAAAGGTCCCGGCCGCCGTGACCAGGAACGTGCCTTCGCGGCACAGCGGGGCGACCGCGATCAGGTCCGCCTCTTCCGCGTGATCCATGGTGATGCCGATGAAGTCCTCACCGGCGCCGGCGTATTCCACTTCCAGAGGGGTGGTGGTGGAACCGCTTTTGAGCTTGACCCGCCGATGGGCGGCCAGCTCTTCGCCGGCCGTGAAAGTCACCGGGCCTTCGGTAAATTTTGCCTGAGTCATGATAGATCTCCTTTGTGTTTATCCGGTTGCGGGTCTCATTTTTTCTGCATGGCCGCCAGCCACCCTTCGTACTTCTCGGGGTGGGCCGCCGCCATGGCATCGATGGAAACCGACCGCTTGCAGTTGTTCTTTTTCTGGTGGTCGTCCACCAGGGCCATAAACTCGACGGCCGGGTCCGGATCGGATCCGCCCTCTTCCACCGGAGGGGCCGGGGGCTGTGCCGCTTCGGTGATCCCGTCAAGGATCTGCCGGCGGGTGGCGGCGGCCGCCGTGGTGCCGGTCTGGGTCTGTACGGCCTGTCCGCCCTGGGCGGTGCCGCCGAACAGCTCTGAAATCGCCTTGAACTGTTCAGGTGTCGTGCCGGTGGCCTGCACCTTGTCCAGAGTTTCCCGGGCATCTTTGCCCAGGACCGCTTCCACCATGTCGAGCTTGACAGTACCGGCGGTGGCCGCTGTGACCGCCTCGGTCTTGTCGGTTTCCGCCTGGGCCAGGGCCGTGTCCATTTTTGCCTGCACTTCCGCCCGGCCAAGATCCATCACCTGGGCATACAGGTCCGGGTGATCCGCCTTGAGTGTTTCGATGTTCATCTTTACTGCTCCTTTCATGTTGAAAGTGTTGTTGTTCAGGCCGGCGATCACCTGTTCCAGGCTGCCGATCTCATCTGCCAGGCCCATGTTTACGGCAACAGACGCAATGACAACGTCCCCGCCGATGCTGGTCACCTGGTCAACAGACAGTTGCCTGTACGCTGCGACCTGGGACACAAAAACAGCTGCCAGGGCATCGGCCCGGGCCTGGATGGCCTGACGCCCTTCGTCGGTGTCCGGATCCACCCGCTTTTTGGGGGACACGGAGCTGACTATTTCAATGGTGTTGTCGCTGCGGCGGCGCATGGTGAACACCACGCCGATTGATCCAAGCTCCGCCGTAGGGGCAGCTACGATCATATCGGCGGCCGCCGCGATCCAGTACGCGGCACTGGCGGCCGTGTCGCCGACATACGCCACCACCGGCTTGGTGATGTGCTCCCGGATATGTCCGGCCAGCTCAGCAATGCCGCCCACCTGGCCGCCAGGAGAATCGATGTGCAGGACAATGGCCTCCACCGCCGGGTTGTCTTCCGCTGCCTGGATGTCCATCATCATGCCCTCGGCGGACGGCCAGCCGAACAGCCACGCCATAATCCCGCCGCTGTAATGCATGACCGGGCCGATCATCTCCACCACGGCCACCCGTCCCCGGATGGTGACGCGTTCGGCATCGGTCATCTGTATCCCGGGCCGGGCCATGATGGCCTGCATGGTTCCCAGGTCGTCCACGGCCGACTGTATCCGGGAAAACCCGTCCCCGAAAATGGCGAACGGCGTGTCCGTCAGCACGGGGACGGCATCGTTTTCCGGCCCGGGGGTTTCAGCGGCGGCCTGGGCGGCCTTATTCCGTTTCCTGGCCATGGGTCACTCCTTCCAGATCGTCGTCGTCGTCATTGTCATCGGCTGCCGGATCTTCCGCCACCGCCGTCAGCCCCTCTTCGGTCACCCGCCGGACCTCCCGGCCCCGCTGGGTCACCTGGTCTTCCCAGTCTTTTCCCTGCTCGGCGGCCAGGTCGGACAGGGTCAGGATGTTGTTCTTGAGGCCCTCGATGTTGGCTTTCATCTCCTTGACCGGATCCACATGGCCCCGGGCCGGGCCGATCCAGGTGGCGTGAGTGTATTCGGCCATGCCCTCGTAAAAGTCCGGGCCCCCTTTGGGCAGGGCCAGCTCGCCTCTGAGCCACGCTTCCTCCATGACCATTTTCCACACCGGCTGGCACAGGTGCCGCTCCATCCAGGTGCGGTACAGCTGGTACACCCGCCAGGCTTCCAAAAGCGCCGCCCGGGCGGAGGAGTAATTGGTCTTGGAAAAATCCTTGGCCACCACTTCATAGGGCATGCCGACCGATGCGCCCACGGCCCGGAGCACGGTTTCCACAAATCCCTGGAACGTATTGCCGGGCCGCTCGTTTTTCAGGACATGGGGTTTCTGGTTGACCGACCCGTACATGACCTGACCCGGCTCCACTTCCTGGTACCGGGTGGTGTCGGCGGTGCCCGGTTTTTCCTGGGGGAACCCGGACATGGTGTCATAGGGGCTGGTGGTCTCGATAAAGATGGGGAAGCTGGACGCCACAATGGCGCCGACCAGTTCAAAATCCAGGTAATCGGACAGGTCCCGGAAAAACTTCATGGCAGGCGCTAAAACGGACACACCCCTCACCCGGTCCGGGTGTTTGGCGGCCGCGTGAAACGAATGCAGCATGCCGGGCCGGTGCCCGATCCAGGCCGGATACCGGGTGAAATCATCGGAGGACAGATACATGGACAGCTTGCCGGATTTCGGCGTGGCCACGTAATACCCGACCGGCTCGCCGTTGCCGCCCAGGGCCACGCCGTCCCGGATGTTGGTGGACTGCATCAGGTTCATGGGGGTTGCCATGCGGTGGGGGGACAGCACCTGCAATGCCAGGCGGACCTCACTGTCGCCGGGTCGGGTGGGATACGGGCGCATGGTGGGCAGGATCAGGTATTCGCCGGACATGAGCATGGAATAGGCGGCCAGGTACTGGATGTCCTGGAAATGCAGCCGGTCCCCGATGTCGGCCCGCCGGCACCAGTTGGCCCACACCCATTCGGCGGACTCGGCAAACAGGCCGGCCTGCTCCTCGCTGATCCCTAAGCGTTTCCATTTGGGTTTGGCCTGGGGGTGCAGTCCGGTGCCGATGATGTTGGTGGACATGGATTCGATGCAGGACGCGGCATGGGGATGGTTGGCGGTCAGGTCCTCGGCCCGGTCGGACACGGTCTCCCGCTCCTGGGCCTCGTTCCACCGGTTGAGCTTGTTCACCACCCAGTTGAACAGGGTGCCTTTTTTCTGCCCGCCCCGGGACCGAACCGGCCCGGTGTTGCCGGCAAAAGCGGTTTTGGTGACCGCATTCCACGCGGCCCGGGCGCGCAGGCGATTCAGCCCGGCTGCCGGGGACACCCGGGCCACGGCCCGGTCAAACAAAGACGGGGTGACGGATGGGCGGTTTATCATCGCTTCACCCGCCCTGCCACCAGGAACGGCCCGGTGCGGCTTTGCAGCTGATCCAGCTGTTCATACAGCCGGTCCAGTTTTTTTTCGATGAAATCCGCATCCACCCGGGTCAGGGTCCGGCCCCCGATGCTGTACTGCTGGCCGCTGCTGACGGCGTCGTCCGCCGCTTCCCAGAGTGCGATCTTTGCGTTGAGTCGTTCCAGGGTGTATCGTGCCATCCGGCCTCTCGTATGGGTAAAAAATCAAAAAATTTTTATGACTGATATCCCCAGTAAAGCCTTAAAACGGCGGGCCGGTCCAGGACGCATGGAAAGGATGGGGCAAATGGTGCAAATGGGGCAGATGGTACAAATGGAAAGAAAGGGACGAATGGGGCAAATGGGGAGAATGGGACGGATGGGACGAATGGGATGAAAATTGAAATTGCCGTTAAAACGGCACAAAAAAAGGCCCTGCCTGGGGTATGCGGCAGGGCCTGAAAGTGAAAATTTGGCCTGGTTTTAGGCGTCGGTTTTTTCAGGTTTCAGCCGCAACCCCACATAAAACACGGTTCCGCACTTGATCTTCTCAAAACTGGCACTCATGATCATGCCGAACCGTTTGATGGTGACCACCTTCATGATGCCGTTGTTCCGGCTCCACTCGGCAAACGCCTGGTACAGTTCCGTGGCCCCGGCCCGGTGGCCGTCGGCAAACTCGCACCGGTCCGCCAGAAAATCCTCCACCAATTTCCGGGCGCCGTCCAGAGTTCCGGCCTGGGCGGTCCGCTGTTTGGTTTCCAGTTCTTCCAGCAGATCATCCACCGGCATGCCCGTGAAATAGTTCAACGCCTTTAACGCAGCCCGGCCTTCCAGGAACTTGTCCGCGCTTTCCACCAGTTTGGCCATGGGAAAATACAGGTTCCCGGCCTTTTTCACATCCGGGCCCCCCATGTACCCGTCCGGGTCGGTGCCGGGCATGGCATATGCCCCGGTCCGGCGGATCGACGGCAGCACCTCATGGGTGATCCACCGGCGAAAGGTTTTGGCTTCGGGTTTGTTGGACCGGATGATGAGGGTGTACAATCCGGATTCGTTGATGGTGTTCACCTGTACCCCGTCCGGTCTTTGAGGTGGGTAGATTTTAGCTACCCCCCTTTCATCATCGTCCAGACTTTTAATGGCGTCCTTTGAATTCACAATGGTTAACACCCGGCACACATCCTTAGCTACCCACCAGGGATCGCCAATATCATCCATAAGCACCCGGACCAGGTGATCACCAAAGTTGAACGGCATCACGGCTTGATTCTGTTTATCCATGGGACACCTCCCTGCCGGCGGCCGGGCGGAACTGGATCAGGGCGCCTGGATCACCGGGGGCGTTTCTGCGCCGCTTCTCCTCGATGGATTGTTCCGCCACATCCATGGCAATGTCCGCATCTTCAAAAAATTTATCCACCACGCCGGGATAGTCTTGAAGCAGGTCCGGAACGGCCTCGTACAGATCCAGCAGGGCCTGCTTGTGCTCTATGCAGGTGAACGGGAATCCCAGCAGCATGTACTTGCCGTGCTCATGCAGCCAATTAAACCGGGTTTTCCAGTGCACCGGTTCGTCCGGGTTGGGGGTGGATGGAAACGAAATGACTTGATGGGGCTTGGCCGGAACGGCCGGATACGATTGTGACATGATAATGCCTCCTGTGCGTTTAGTAACCGCCAGAAATGAGTGGCGGGTCTCAACTACCGCGCACAGGCGGCTGGGCGTATTCCCCGGAGGTGTTGTATTCGGCCCTATCGACCCGCCATATCTGGCTTTGTCATGTCTGCCCAAATCGGGCATAAAAAAACCGCTGATTGACGGGTGCGGTGAACCGCTGTGCGCAAATAGTATTTTCACCATGCCACAGCCCGCGCCCGCCTGTCAACCAAAAAATCACTTGCCTTTGTCAAACGTGTCCAGGCAACATTCAACCAGATACACCGCCTGAAGGTGCGGGGGCCGGATATCGTCGAACGCGGCCTTTTCCAGGGCCTCATAAAGATGCGGCCTGCCCGCAGCGGCAAACAGTTCCCGGACCATCCCGTCCAGATCCACGGGATGGTTGTTCTTGGGGATCGTGTCCGCCCCGGGTGATGCAGCTGCCGTCACCACTTCCGCCACCGGCGGATCCGGTGGTGCAGCTGCCGCTTTTTCCGGGTTCTTTTTTGGTTTGGATGTTTTGGGACAACCCGGTTTGCCGGATTTACCAGCGGCTTTCCTGGCCTCTCGCCGTTCACGGTCCATTCGTTTCCGGCACTCTTTGCAGGTGGTTTCAAACCCGTCCTTTGTGTATTTCGATGTGTGAAAATGGTTTTCAGCCACATCCAGGCCGACCACCAAGTCGCAACGGTTGCAGGTTTTGCCTTCCACCACCGTCCCGCATAGGTTGGTGGCCGGTGGTGCCGCCTCTTCATCCGTTTTGGCATCGGCCCTTTTCCGGGCCGCCATTTCCAGTTCGTCCAGTTCGGTTTTCAGTTTCAAAGACCGGTTTTCCGTGGTCGCTTCCATCAGCGCCTCCTTTTTATGTTTATATTTTTTCATGACCGCCTTCCCCTGGGCGCAGTCTTTGCACTTCGGGTCCCCCGGGATCTTGTTGTACATCCAGGCCGGCGGGTTCTCCTGGTTCCGCTGCTGCCGGAGCATGCACCCGGTGATGGAGATCCGGCACTGGTGGGTGTCACAGAACATCTGATTTTTGATTTTGGTCACAGACCCCATCCTTATATCAAAAAAGCTCCATCTGTTTCGGTAACGCCGCTTTCCGATATGCCTCGGCAATGCGACGCTCCGATATTTCAATATAATCCGGATTCAGCTCATTCCCAATAAATGCCCGGCCATGCTCAATTGCCACGGCAGCGGTGGTGCCGGACCCCATGAACGGGTCAAAAACGATGTCACCCTTTCTGGTCCCGGCCAGAATGCACGGCTCAATGAGTTTGGGAGGGAATGTGGCAAAGTGGGCTTCAGGAAATGGCTTAGTGGCGATGGTCCAGACGGATCTTTTGTTTCTGGTGCTCCCCTCCCACGGGACAGAACCGGCCTGGGCACCATTGTGTGAATCAGGGGAATCGGGCCTCTGTTTCCGTGCTTTATTGCCGGACCTTTTCATGTGAACAAAGGTTTTTGCTATGGTCCCGCCATCTGCCCATTTATGTGAATTGCTTCGGCCTCGGCCATACCTTGCGACGGAATCAGGTTGCACCGGATCCGCTATCGCCTCCGCATCAAAATAATACCGGTCTCGCTTGCTCAATAAAAACAGGTATTCATGGGCCTTGGTGCATCTGTCTTTCACGCTTTCCGGCATGGGGTTGGGCTTGTGCCAGCAAATTGTTTGCCTTAAAACCCATCCATCTGCCTGTAAAGCCATTGCGACTAAGTGCGGAATATTTATCTCATCTTTTGGCTTAACATTTAGGGATGGAATGGCTAAACTACACCAACATAAACCACACTTTCCTATACCCTTACAATCAGGAGAATGACATGCCGAGAAAAAAGATTCCTTGCCCACAGTGCGGACAGCCAATGGCGGCACTATCTGAGATGTGCCGGAACTGCAAGCCTTCTTATAAGCGGACCCTTGAACACAAAAAGATGATGTCTGAGATTCTTGCTGGTCGCCAGATGCGTGGGGTTGGTTGGAAGCATTCAAAAAAGACTCGTCAAAAAATGAGAGATGTTTGGACTCCGGAAAAGCGCGATGCGAAGAGGAAGGAGGTTCTTGGTCGTAATCCGAATGCTCGCTATCATGGGCTATCGGCGAAAAAGGCTGCAAGTCTTGTCCGGCGCATTGGCCGTTGTGAGCGGTGCGACCATGACGGGTCGGAATCTCGGTTGAGCGTTCATCATATCGACCGTGACAAGCACAACCATGATCTTGACAACCTTGAGATTCTTTGTCATCGCTGTCACATGCAGGAACATGCTGCTGCTGGGGAGAGTGGTTGGCAGATTTACCGCCGGAATATCCGTCTCGCTCAAAAGACTTAGAGATTCCTGGGTTGCGGTGGTGTTCTTTGTGCGCACCACCGCTGCCCGCATAACTTATTCCCAAATTCAGCCAAACCGTCCCATCATCCCTCAGCACCCGCCGAACCTCACGGAAAACCTCTACCATCTTTTGCACGTATTCGTCCGGGGTTGATTCAAGTCCGATTTGCCCGTCAACCCCGTAATCTCTTAAGCCGAAATACGGGGGAGACGTGACAACGCACTGGATGAAATTGTCCGGCCATTCCTTGATAACTTCACGGCAGTCGCCTTGATGCACCTGGTTTGTTAAGGCTGCCATTACCGGCCCTCCGGTCCGCCCTGGGACGCTTTCCGTTTCGCCACCCGTTTCAGGATCAGATACCCGATCAGGTCCAGTTCCGGGTCTTCCGTGTCGTCGTCCTGGGCCGACCGGATCCGGGACAGCTTGTCATCCATGCGCACATCGATCTGTGCCAACGGGTCCGCTTTGGAGAATATCCGGACCGGGTTAATAGCGGAATCCCCGTATTTCCGGTTTTTTTTCAGGAGCAGTTCCCGGACGCTGTCGCATTCTTCCCGGATCAGGTCCTGGTTGTCGCTCAGCGGGGCGCCCGGTTTTGGCCGCCACCACATAAAATCATTCTGCCGGCAGCTGCCGTATTCCACCGTGCAGGCGCCCCTGCCATATGCACACGTATCACACCGGGAGCAGGGCACATCATTTTCCCGGGGCCGGGAAGATGATCCCGCAAACATCTCGGCAAACGGAACGATCCGGCGGGTGGATGATGCCATGGCTTCGTTATCCCCGTCCAAGCTCACCGTGCCGGACACCGGATGCGGCCGCCAGAACGGCCGGGAAGCATTGCCCAGGCAGGTATCGATATCCAGTTTCGGCATCGGGCACACCTGGATGCCGGGTCTGGGCCGGGCGCAGGTGTCGCAGTCCCGCCGCATCTCTTTCAGTGCCGCTTCATAGGTCGCCATATCTTCGGTCATCTTACCTCCTCACTCAAAAACGGCACATAATCCATATGCCCGCACGCCCGGCAGGTCAGCAGCCGGCACCCGGCATTGAAGTTGGCCCCCAGGGCGCACTCCCATTCCATCCCTGACTGGTCCCGTTTCCGGTCCGCCGGCTCCTCTTCCGGATACCGGTACACACAAATTTCCGGGTCCCACACCCCGTTATACTGACAAAAGTCGCAGGACTCCCGGACCTCTTCGTCGAACAGGGCCGCCCCGCATTCCGCACATGTCTTCATGCCGCCTCCATTGTCTCTGGTGAATATCATCATGGCCATCCCGTCACTCATCCGTGTCAAACCGCTTTTCAATGAACGTGACCACGTCCTTTTCCCGGACCCGGATACAGTGGGCCGTGCCGAATCTCGATGCCGGCAGGTCCCCGGATTCGATGAGCCGGTATACCGTGGTGCGGCCGACGTTGAGCCGCTGCGCCACCTGGTTCACGTCCAGCAGCCGGTCCCGTTCCTGAATCTTCACACTGGTCATGCGCTCCTTCCTTTCTGTTTGGCGGCATCACCGCCGGTTAAACCATCCGGGTCTTTTCCGGGGCCTTTCATCCAGGGGCCGGGGAAGCGTGCCGCCGGTCTTGGCATCCGGTTTCTTTTCAATCGGATCCGGCAGCAGGTTCACGCCGCCGCCGGGCCATTCCCAGTCCGCCAGCGCATGGGCCAGGACCTCGGCGTCCAGGTAATGATTGTCCCTGCCTTTGCTAATCGGCTCCCATGTTTCAAAGCCTTTTTCGTTGATCCGCTTTTCCTCGGCCGTGATCTGACGGGCATAGTCCAGCTGCACGTCCCGGTGCAGCCAGGCACCGGCGGATTCCGATGCCAGGGCCTTCCCCATGCGTTCGTGAAACATGTCTTTGAGCTTGTCGGTATCGAGTTGGACAAGACGCATGCCCATCTTTAGAGGTTTGCCGGACGGGGTTTTGTTTAACACGTTTCCCATTTTCAATTTGGTTGGCAGCGCCGTGGATGACCCTTTTGTGCCCCAGACCCGGCAGGTTCTGGAAAAGCCCATGTTTTTCTGGAGCCACAAATAAGCCTCTTCAGTGGTGGAAATGTCTTTGTCGAATTTTGTACCGCCGGTGTCCAGGGCGGCCCGCCAGATCCGCATGGTCCGGTCCGAATCCTGGACCGGCCAGACCGTGTCGAACAGCATGCGCTCCAGGTCCTCCCAGGTGCCCAGATGCCCGTAATCCACCAGCCAGCTGGTATAGTCCCTGGCCCAGGCCCGCACCACATAGAAAAACCCCACCTTCTGCATGTCGAACCCGGCGGTCAGGGCCACGGCACTGGCCGGTACGGTCTGTGGCGGCAGATCGGCCCGGCATTTCAGGATTTCTTCATCCTCCTGTTTGGCCAGCACCTTGTATTCCTTCCACGGCTCCGCACAGTACCCGTTCATGAAATCCCGCATGTCCGCCTGGGATTTCAACCCCTTGAGAAACGCGGCCGCGCACTCGGACAGCGACACGAAATAGGAGATCCACGCCGGGATATGAAACCCCACCGACGCCGGGCGGCACCGGTCCAGGTGACCGGCCAGGGCGGTCTTGGATGTCCGCTCGATCCACACCCCGGCCCGGACCGCCGCGTTTCTGGTTTCGTCGTCCCACCGGGCGCCGCACTCCGGGCATTCATACCAGGCCAGGGACCGGCGTTTGATTTCATCCGGATCCGCCTCGGACCGCCCCTCCCATCTGATCTGTGAAAAGGTCATCAGGTGCAGGTGGGTGCAGGCCGGGCACCGGACATGGTAATCGAACACCGCCTCGCAGGCGTTCAGTGCCTGCCAGATGTTGCCGCTTTTCAGGGTGGGGGTGGAGATCTTGATGAACTTGTATGAGGACCGGTACGTGGTGAACCGCTTGTCGATCAGGGCCAGGGGATGGGCCTCGGTGCGGCCGATGTTGAACCCTTCCTTGTCGATCTCATCCGCCACCGCGTATTTGATGGGCTTGTTGGCCAGCTTGGACGCGGACCTGGCCCAGGCGAAATACACCGGCATGTGGTGCAGCCCGATCCGGTGGGAGGTGGCGTCCTTGCTCACGCCGGTCAAAAAGGACGCCAGCCGGGGGGAGGACTGGATCATGGGCAGGACCCGGTCATTGCTGTTTTCCTTGGCCGTGTCCTCATCCGGATACACGTACAGCACCGGCCCGGGCGCCCGGTCGATGCAGTACCCGATAAAGTTGTGGGTGGCTTCGGATCCGCCGGTCTGAGGCGTCTTGCACAGCACCACTTCCCGGACGCAGGCCGTGCCCATGGTGTCCATGACGCCCGGCAGATACGGGGTCACGGAGTTGCGCCACATCCCGGGCAGGGCCGACATGGTCAACACCCGGTGCTTTTCCGACCACTGGCTCACAGGGATGGGCTTGCGTTTGCGGTAGATCTTGCGCTCGGCCCGGGACCAGGCCACGGACACGGCCCGGCGGATCCGGGTCCCGGCCCCGGGCCCCCGGGTCATGCCGGCCGCAACCGACGCCCACACGCCCGGCTCGCACCAGGCGGGACGGCCCCGCACCACAATGGCATCCATTTTCATCATGAGTCTGTTCCGGTATCCGGCTCCTCTGTTTCCTGACGATCTTCAAAAATCACCTGGAACACCCGGGTGGTGGCATAGGTGTTCAGCTGTTCGTCCAGGCCCTGGTTCAGCGCCGCCATCAGATCCGCGGCACGGTCCGGCTTGCCGTTCACCAGGGCGATCCATTCCCGGACCCGGAGATTGAACAGGTTCCGGAACCCGGATTCCAGCACGGCGGCCCGGGCCGCCAGCTCGGATTCAAACTCCGCTTTGGGGATGTATTTGCCCTGTTCCTTTTCCAGGTCAAAGGTTTTCCGGCGGTGCTCGATCTCCTGGATCTTGATGGCGTTCATCAGCTTCTGGGCCTGGAGGTTCTTCAGGTCCCCCTTGTTCACGCCGGTCTTTTCCAGGTGCTTTTCCGCGTATTCCCAGGCGGCCAGGGCCGTGACCGACTTGTTCCCGGCCGCATCCGTGTCCACCGTGATCTTGCCGTTTTCCGCATCCCGGTAAATCTTGGACTTGGATACCTTGTACCCCTGGCCGGTCAGGTATTTCATGGCCTCCAGCAGGGAGGAAAACACCAGCCCGGTATCCTGGGTTGAATGATCAGGCATGGTTGGTCTCCCGGCGGCGCTCCGCCTCTTCCGGCATCAGAAAGTTGTCGCCCGTGATCACGTCCCCGGGGTGATACACCCGCAGATACCAGTGCACCTCATCATCCCCCATGAACAGCTCATTGACCCGGTTCCGGATGCCGCGGTTTTTCAGGCCCGGATCAAACTCAATTTCCGCCCGCTCCCAGGAGGCAAAGATCCGGATGGGATAGGTGCGCAGCAGGTCCCGCAGCTCGCAGATGGGCGGCACATCCGCCGGCGGCAGATACGCATGGTCCTGGGCCAGCTCCATGGTCACGGCCGGGGGCAGTCCGGCCTTGATCCAGGTCTTGATATCCACGCCCTTTTCAAACGCCTCTCCCGGGTCCTTGCCCTGGGGGACGGGCCACCGGCGGGCCTGGGGAAATTCCGCCAGCCACCACCGGGCCGCCTTGGCCCCGGCCAGGTTATGGTCCCCGGTGTCCAGGGCGATGAGCAGCCGGACCGCATTTTTCAGGCGCCAGTAGATCCCGGATCCGGGCTTGGCCGCCGCCGACCCCAGGGCCACGGACCCGACCATGGAACCGGCACGGCGGGCAATCAGCATTTCATCCAGGTCCGCCTCGACGATCACGAACACCCGGTGGTCCGGATTGTGTCCGGCCAGGTCCATGCCCGACCCCGGCACCACGTAATACTTGACATCCTTGTCGGTCTTGAGGTCCTCCGCCGGCCGCCGGATCCGGATCCGGTACAGGTGCCCGGACTTGAACGTCGGGATCACGAGGCCCCGGGGAATCCACAGCATTTTATCCCTGCCGGTTTTGGCATTGAACACCCGGTCCAGCCCCCAGGCCACCCGGGGACGGAACAGGCACGGTTTCCCGTTTTCGCCGGCAAACCACCCCAGCTTGAACCCCTTCACGGCCTGGAGGTCCAGCCCCCGGCCCGCCAGGTACCGCAGGGCCTCTTCGTTGGCCAGCAGGGCCTGGTGGGCCGCTTCCACAAACGCGCCGGCCTTTACCTGCCAGGTCTCCACCGGCGGGTCATACGCCCGGGGCTCGAACCGGTCCGGGTCCGGCCCGCACCCGGCCGTCACGGGCCGGTACGCCGCCGGCCGGTATCCCTCGGGCACATCCCCCCGGCCGCAGGCCCGGAACGCCTCCGGATACGACATCCCCCTGAACTCCACCAGCAGCTGCACATCATCCCCGCCGCGCCCGCACCCACGGCACCAGAAAGAACCCCGCCCCCCTCTGTCAGTCGGCCAAACGCGAAAACGGTCCGTTCCTCCGCACCCGGGGCACGGGCCGGCCCATTCACCGCCGTTGGTCGTCGCCACCTTCTTGAGAACCGCCCCGGCCTCCGCGGCCAGCTGCACCATGTCCGTCATGACCACCTCCCGTCCCCTGTGCCGCCGCCGGCAGGGGCGCCTGGTCCCGGATTCGTTCCCGTTGGGACAATGGGATGAACCCGGACCGTTGATTTCGGATTGTCCAAACAGGCCAACCCATTAAAACCAAAGGAAATCTTTCTACTTCCTGGAGGATTGGAGGATAAATCATAAAAAAAAGGAAAAACAAAAAAAGAAAAAAACATTTTAAAGTTGTTAGCGTTCATCCTCCGATCCTCCAAAGCTGGCTGTCCCTGTGTGCTTTTTTGCAATGTTTTCAAGCCTTTATTTTGTTCTGGACAATTAAGCACCGCCCTTTTTCCACGGTCCCGTTTCCTCCCTTTGTCCGGGCTTGCCTGTTAAAACGGCCCGGACCGGGTGTCTGATCCATCGTCATCCAGCAAACCGATGCCGGTGTACCGGATGGTGCCGGACTTGACCCGCTCGAACCGCTTGCCGATCCACTGACCGAACCGCTTCTTTTTCGGGATCCGGTTGGACACGTTCTCCTTCCACCACTCCTCGAACCGGTCATACAGTGCCGCCGCCGGGACCGAATACCCAGGGCCGGTGATGCAGCACTCCTCGATGAAATCCCCGACCGAGTCCTCATCCTTCTGGTACTCGTCCACCGCCGCCTTGACAATGGACGGCGGATCCAGGCCCACCTGCTGCCACTCCAGGCATCCCCGCACCATCCAGGCGAAGATCCCGGGCAGCTCCTTTTCCAGTTTCTTGTACAGCATCGGATCGGCCCGGCGCTCGTTCTCTGCCGCCGGGGGCCGGTCCACGAACGACAGGGTGAACGGGATCACCTTCATGCGCTCCCAGAACGCGAAGTCATCCGCCGGCGCATGGGGCTTGTGGTTGGTCAAAAGGATCAGGGTGTGGGACGGGGTCCACTCCACCTCGTATTTGTCATACGGGTTCCGGCCCCGGATCGGGTCCCGGCCGGTCAGCCACTTGACCCGGGACGGGCTGATCTTGCGGCCCTCGTCGGTCTCCGACGCAAACGCCATGCGCAGGCCCCGCAGGGTCATGATGTCGGCAGACGCACCGGAGGAGCTGGACGGGTTGAAGTTGTCCAGAAGCATCTCCGGGCGGATGGTGCCGGCCATGGGCCCCAGGACCTTGGTCAGCATGTCCACGATCATGGTTTTGCCGTTCCGGCCCTGGCCGGTCATGACAATGAACACCGACTGGTAGACTTCCCCCACCAGACTGTATCCGCACACCCGGCGCCAGAAATCCACCAGTGCCGTGTTACCGTCGAACAGCTCGTCCAGGGACTTTTCCCACAGCTCACAGGGGGCGTCGATCCCCTCATCCGGCCAGGCCAGGGGCGATGCCTTCAGCAGATAGTCCTCCTGGCGGCCCGGCTCCAGCTCCCCGGTCTTGAGGTTCAGCACTCCGTTCGCGCAGGGCAAAAGCCAGGGCTTCTGATCGATCTCCGTGCCATCGATGGCCAGGGGATCTGCTGACGTGTGCGTGAATGTCAGGCAGTTTTTCCGGCGCCGGGAAGACCGCAGCGCACTGACCCGCTTGTTCAGCTGATCCCGCCGGGCCTCCAGGTGCTTGGTTTCATCCCCCTTGTCCCGCATCTCCCGGATCTCGCTGGCCAGCCGCTGTGCCTCGTCCTGGTACACCATGGCAACCCCTTCCGCGCTGGCCATGGCATTGTCCATCTTGTCAATGATCCAGTGGTGCCCGGCCCACTGCATCCACCGGTCCATCGACTTGTTGAAAACGAAGTCATCCCGGTACAGTGCCTTGAACAGCTCCGCATCCCCCAGCTCGTTCCGGTATAGGCAGTCCATGATGAACTTTGAATCGATCACTGGCCGGCGGCCCTGCCGACCGCCCTTGCCGACGCCATGGCCCCCACCACGATGTCCACCCCCATGGGCAACGCCTTTTCCTGAATTTTTCTCCTCTTCCGCCAAAACAGCGCTCTCCTCATCCGCCAGGCGCTGGCACTCGGATCTGATCTGCCGCTCATCCATACGCCGAAACCCCCGCCGTTAAAGGATTGCGCACAAACCCGTTTCCCATTTCCCTCCCGTTTTCAAATTCAAA